AGATCATTATGCCCAAATTGACAATAAGCTTCTAAACTAATATCTTTATCTTCTATTTCTTTTTGAATTATTTTATTTTTCTCCACTGGAACTTCATAATTAAGTTTTAACCATTCTATAAAAGTCATTGCATGAGTAAATGGTCCACCAAATGCTGGGTATTCATCTTTACTATACTCTTCGTTTATTTCTTCCCATGTTTTATTTTGCATTTTATTTTAATTTAATTTCAAATCTTGATTCCATTCTATCTATTGTTTCTGGTGGACAATTATGAATATTAACTCCCCCATGTCTATTTTCTACAATTACAGAATGAACTGTATATCCATACTGTTTTGCTAATTCATAGTAATTTTCCATTTCCCATTCTTGTGTGAATGTATTAGACACTATAATATTTTCAAGACTTAATTCCATACAATGTTCTGTTTTTGAAACACACCATGCATGGGCATCTTTTAATTTTGTAGGATCAAATTTATAACTACCTGCTAAATTTATAAAAAAATGATCTGCTTCTATATGTACACCCCCTAACTGTTGTGCTAATGTAGACTTACCTGCTCCAGGAAGTCCTCTTAATAATATTAGTGTTTTATTCATAATTTATTTTTAATTTATTTAGGTAATTCATACCAATTTCCACTAATAAGATACCATAGAGATATACCAACAGTATCTGTCCAGTTTTCATTAGAAAATATCCAAAAAAAAGTTCCTATTATTAACATGATCGGGGATATTGATAATCCTATTATTATTCTTAAAATTCTTTTCATTTTATTTTGAGTTTTTTAATCTTTCTTCATGATGATCCATAGGAAGTCTATTAGCTTGAACAGGACGTACAGAAAGTTTTCTAATTACTTCTACAATGTCATAAGGATAAAGATTATTACCATCCATACCTACATCCATACTTCTACCATCCATAACTTTTTTATGTTCTGGTAAATGAACGTGTCCAAATAAATGAAACCTTCCTTTATTCATGTCATGCCAGCTAGCTAATGGATAATGCATTAAAACAAAATCATGTTCCCAACCTGCTAATAACTTATAAGGTTCTTTTTTAATACGTAATGTGGTGTAATTCATTGTTTTAGTGAATATTCCTTGTATACCTCCTCTATTATTTTCTATATGATGATCATGGTTACCATAAGTTAGATAGATATTTTTACAATGTATTCTATCTCTAAATTCTTTAATAGATTCAAACCCACCAAAAGACCAGTCACCTAGATGAATAAGTATATCATCTTCTCCAACCATTTGATTAATATTATTTACAATAACATCATTCATATGATCTAAAGTTTTAAAAGGTCTTGTTTGTTCTATTGGAATTTGACCATCTTCTGTTCTCCATTCTGTCACTCCACGACAGATATTCTTATGATTATAATGAGTATCTGACGTAATAAACAATTTTTGATTAAATCCTAAGTTTATTTTCAGCATTTTTTATTTTTTTCTTTTTGTGTTTTAATATTATGACAATTACTACACAGTACTTGTAAATCTTTAGCTTCACAAAAAAGTCTTTCTACAAATCCTGGAAGATCTTGAGCACAATTTAATGAACCAGCAGGTATTATGTGGTCTACGTTAATATTTTTTTCAGCAAACCAGTTTTTACACTGATTGCATTGGTATTCAAACTTTTGTCTTTTGTTTGGACCATTATATTTACGCCTAGACTTTTGTTTACACTCTGTTATTGGTTTCCAATATCTTGATTTTTGTCTTAGACCACTACGAATAAAACTCCAAAAAGCAGACTCAGTCATTGTATTACTGTTTCTAGTCTTTGGAGTTTTAGTTTTTCTTGCTGGCATTAGTTTATTTTTTTGTCCAGTAAAGGTACTAACTTTAAACAAACTTCTCGTGCACCAAAATCTTTTATAGAATCTGAAGGATCTTTACTCATAGGTAAAATAGTGCATTCTATTGTAGGATACATTTCTTTATACTTTTTCATAGCTTTAACTCCAGGTTCATCATTATCAAATAACATAACTATTTTTTCATATTTGTCTAAATAGTTTTGCATTACATCATCAGGAATTAAAGTGTTCTCTGAGTCTGGAGCAACTATATCCACTTTAATTTTTAGACTTTTTAAAGACATTATATCTTTTAAACTACTAGTTATTACTAAAAATCTATTATGTTTAGTTTGTTCTGAGCCTTGAATATAGTTATGAATTTTTATAAACTTTTTATCTTGAGTTTTCGGTTGATATATTTTATATAATGTTCCGTCTTTTTTAAAAAAACCATAAATATATAACCCACTGATTGTCAACACTTTATCTTCGTCTTTTCTTAAAGTGTAATAACTTAAAGGAAAAACATTATGTTCTTCTAAAAGTCTTGATCCTATATTAAACTGAGTCCAATAATATTGATCTTGAGTTGTCCAAATTCGTTTGCTATACGAACTCACTTTATATTTTGAATTTTGTTTAAATTCTTGAACATCATAACCTCCATTATTATGTAAAACATAATCATTATATGTTTCAACTATTATTAAACATGCTTTATGAAAATCACATCCTCTAAGTTCTTTAATAAAATCAATATGTGTACCTCCTTTTCCAGAAGAAAAGTCTTTAAACTTATATGTTTGTGTTTTAGAATCTACATAAATACAAAGACTAGGAGTTTTTTCATTAGTAAAAAAGCTTTTTATTTTTACATCCTGACCTGTTAATTTCTCAGGAATTCCACCAAAGAACTCAAAAACCCATGTAGCTGGGACATCTTTTACATTATGAACTAGGTTTTTTGTTTTAAACATGGCTTAAAATTTAAGAAAAAAAGAGAGAGTTTATTAGACTCTCTCTTAGTTTTCTGTTGGTTTAAGGGGGATATTAGATGTTAAAATCATCATTAGCTTCAAATCCTTTTACACTAGTAGTAGGTAAAGCTTTATAATGATAAACATTATTTTTATCAAACTTATCTAATTTGTTTTCATCAGTAGAAGCAAATTTATACTTTGGTAAAGATAATTTTACAATTGTTTTACCATTATACTCTTCTTCTGTTCCTTTTAAGAAGAAATACAAATCATGACCTTTTAAAACACTAGCTGCTTGTTTTACCCAATCTTCTATACTAGAAGCGGATATAGCATCTATTTCTTGTCTTAATCCTAGTTCAATAGCAATTTGAGCAAGCTTACTCATAATCTCATTTTTAGATGGATTGGGATCATTAAACTGATCTGTGTAAGAAGTTGCTGTAACTCTTGCTGATTGTCCTAAGAATTTAGGTCCATTAAGCTCATCTTTATTAACAGCCCAACCTTCAAAGTCTGTAAGAGGTGTACCCTCTAACGTTAATTCTAAAACTTTTTTGTCTCCTTTACTAGAAGTTCTAACGTTTGCAGAGTAAATATGTGCTAATACTATTCCTGCCTGGAATGATTTTGAAACACCACTACTTGTTTTTACTTCTTGTCCTTTTGTACTAAACATACTGTTGATTTTAATTATTAAACATTTTAATTTTCATAGTCTATAATAGCTTGTCTAACTAAAGCCAGATTATTAGGAATCTCAAAAAACTCAAACATATCTTTAGGAGATTTACAAGTGTTTTCTCCATTAGTTTGAGTCTCAAAAATATACCTTAAATTACCTTCTTTGTCTTTTTTAACCTTACCATATAAAACAATACTGAATAATCCTTCCAAAGTTAAAGAATTATCCACCATTTTACCAAGAGTTTTTGCTTTAACTCTACGTTTTCCTTCCATATCCAAAGATTCTTCTGCATGCATTAGGAAGTAAACCTGTAAATCTTGTCTTAAATCTTTAGGTAATCTAGCAATTTTAGCTAAATTAGCTGCAATTGAGACAAATTTATCATAGCCTTTTTCTGTGGCTCTTTCAAAATACTCAAAAGATGACATATACTGCATATCATCAACTACAATAGTTTTTATTTCTGGCCTTTTTTCACTAATATACCTTAAACAAGCTTCAATTTTAGCTGGTTCAGCACTATTGTAAAGATTTCCTGATGTATTTTCTTTACTCCAGGGAGTATACATTTTTTTCCAACCTTTAAATGGTAAAGGTTTATTAGCTACATTAATAATAAATGTTTCTTGTGGATTTAAAGACTCTATACTGGTTGATTTTCCTGAACCAGATTCAGCTACAACTAATACGCTGGTTGCCATAAGTGTTTATTTATTGGGATTTATATTTAAAATCTAAATTGTCTCTATTCATGAACTTTTTTAGAAGAGCAATATTATTTAGTCTACACCATATAGTTTTATATGATATATTTAATAATAATGAAGCTGTATGTATATCTTTAAACTCAGCTACTTT